CTATCTTACCTTCAGGAGTTGCATCTTTGTTTTTTCGGAAGGAACTAGCGTATTTATTAAAGTCATTAATTTTTTTTCATAAAGATTAACTGCTATAACAGCGCAGGATATGCAAGTAATAACATTTTCCATACTTATGATTATATCATCTTCAGCATAATTGTTACGTAGTGAATAAATGGGTTTTAACTTATCAGTGATTCTATTAACAATCCTTAGGTTTTTAATTTCATATTTCATTAGGATGTTAAGGAAAATAGTAAGATGTTCAGGGGTAAGGAAGTTATTTTTTTCGCTAATTATATCATTTAGATCCTCTCTACTTGGTTCGAAAAATAAAACATCGGATATCAATTTTTCTTGATGTTCTATTTTATTTTCATGTTCATTAGTGAAATTCCCAACCAGCAAGTAATCTAACTTCCCTTCATCACTTTCTGAATAAAGATTATGACAATAACCAATAATTTCATTTAAAACACTTTGATTGGTAATTCTCTCTACATCATCTATTATAAATAGCCCTGACAGATTAGATAGGACGCTTTCCTTTACACTACTAGTCAGGGATTTGATTATTTTATCAATAATACCTGCGCTTCTGCTATTCCCAGTGGATACACTAAGGCCATTACTTGTTATTGATACAGCTCTTTCTAATTCATCCATGTTTTCAAGATAAACTATATCAATGATCCTCGATTTGAAATCAGATAGAGATTGTATGCCGAGTAAAGAGATATAATAAATGGTTTTTGAAGTATAAATTTTCGGGAAAATATTGTTTATGTAGTGTGTTTTCCCACTGCCCCATGAACCATTGATAAGAACTAAGCCGTCTCTTCTTTTTTCCAAAAGATGAATTGCCGCTATTGATATATTTGTTATTGACGAGTTCATACTTTCTCCAATGGTAAAAATATTAAGCGTAAACAGCTCTAACGTTGCTTCCCCACCATTGCATTAAGGCAATTCTGGCTTCTAGGTAAGTTGAACGATTATAAGCCTTTCTAACTTCGTTCTTATCACTATGTGCAAGTGCTGCTTCGATCACGTCTGAATTAAAACCTGCCTCATTCATGGCTGTGCTGGCGATAGAACGTAAACCATGAGCAACAAGTTTTCCACCATATCCGATACGTTTTAAGGCTGCATTCGCAGTCTGGCTGTTCATCGGTTTTCGTGGGTCATTGCGGCTGGGGAATACGTACTGACGATTGCCACTGATTGGACGCATGATTTCCAGCAGCTCTAAAGCTTGTTCTGACAAAGGAACGATATGATCACGCTTCGCCTTCATGCGCTCTGCCGGAATACACCACTGTTTATTCTCTATATCGACCTCTGTCCATGCTGTTGCTGAAGCCTCGGCAGGGCGTATCAGCGTCAGTAGCTGCCATTCAAGCAGGCAGCGAGTTGGTATCGAGAGATTGCTCATGGAAATGGTACGCATTAACTTAGGTAGTTCTTCTGGCCTTATGGTGGGCATATGCTGCTTTTTAGGCCTTTCAAACTCATTACCAATGCCTGATGCTGGGTTGGCATCAATCAAACCTACATTGACCGCATAAATCATTATCTCGTTTATACGTTGTACCAATCGCCTGACCGTCTCTAATGCCCCACGTGCTTTGATTGGTTCTAATACCTGAATTAGTGTGCGTGCTTTGAGTTCTTGAACGGGAACATTTTCGATGCTGGGTAAGATGTCTTTTTCAATAGAACGCCAAATATCTTTCGCATGAGCTGCGCTAACGTGGCTTTCTTTCAATTCGAACCATCTACGAGCTACATTTGCGAAAATACTTTCCTGAGCTATCTGGAGTTTTTCTGCCTCTTCACCAGCCCTTGCTTGGGGGTCTGTCCCTCGGACTAACATTGCTAGTTTCTCAGCGCGTATCTCTCTGGCATCTGCGAGGGATAGAGCAGGATAAGCGCCGAGGCTGATCAGAGTGCGCTTACTACTGTTAGGAAGCTGATAGCGGAAACGCCCAATTTTCTTACCAGTGGCTTTGACTAACAAAAGTAAGCCATCACCATCATGGAGAGTTAGGTCTTTGTCGATGGCGTTCGCTTTTTGTACTTCGGTGTGGGTGAGGGGGTGTGTAGTCCGTGCCATGTAAGGATCTTCCCTTAATTGGTATACGTCTATTGGTATCTATCTTAGCGTGTACCAATTCGTATACCAATAGACATTGGTTTCAGGCGGATCTCCTCGGACTACTACAGACACAAAAAAGCCCGCAAACCTAAGTGGAATGCGGGCTTTTCGTACTTCACCGGACTTATCTGGTAATAACCGGTTTAACATTTGGTGGAGCTGGGGGGATTTGAACCCGCTCCAATAATAGATTTAATAAATTGATTAATAATGGTTTTATTTTATGTGACTTTATATTGGTGCATTTTACGTGCATATTGATGTCTTATCTGCGTCTATCTCCCGTCCTATATTTAGTCATATTTAGTTACAGGCGTTGGAGAGATTAATTCAGCTTCCTGTGTGGGAGTTGAATTGGCGTCCGGCATTTCCATCATACTCGGCTAAATAAGATCCATAATGTCGGAATAGCATTTCTGGGCCTTTATGCCCCATCTGTCCAGCCAGCCAGAATAGGTTTGCGCCTTGGCTAATATGCATCGTGGCGAACGTGTGCCTTGTCTGGTAAGGATTGCGGTATCTGATGCCAGCCTTCTTCAAAGTAGGTAACCATGCCTTTTTCCTGATGGCGTCAGCACCAGACCATGGCTCACCTTTTTTCGGGTCCTCGAAGATAAATTTACTGCGTAAAAAGGTGAATGATTTTTGCTCTGACAGCGCCTTTAATGCCTCATTATCTAGCTCCACTTTACGAGTGCCAGCCTTTGTTTTTGTTCCTTTAATTATGCCCACCACACTCGCAGATTTAACGTGTGCAAAACTACCTACAAAATCGATATCACCCCATTGTAAGGCACATAGCTCAGAGCTGCGCATGCCCGTATGAAGGGCAAATCTAAATAAGTTTTCCCATTGTTTATTGCCTGCGCCACGATATAACGAACTGACCTCATCTGGCGATAATGGATCTACTTCATATGCCGCCTTATCGTTTGTGCGTTCGGTTTGATATCTGGCGGCGCTGATCTGCGATACTGGGTTAATTTCTATCAGTCCATCAGTAACAGCCTCATCAATAGCACTACGCAAAAATGACAGATGATTCCTGATGGTTTTCAGTGTGGTGGTTCTTTTCTGTATCCAGTTCTTCAATATTGCAGGCGTCAGATCGGTGACTGGGATCTTATGCATCACTGACAGGGCAGCGCGGCATTTCTTATAGCCAACAATAGTTGATGGTGATAAACCCCGACTTTCGCAAATTAAAAGATATTCATCCAAATATTCCTTTATTGTTCTGGTTAGCTTGACACTACCAAATAAGGATAACTTTTTTGATTTAGGAAAATAATCAACATACATAAATTGATTGGATGCGATGTTATTTTGTATTTCACCTAATAACCGTTCTGCATATTTTACAGTTTTATTATTCACCTCCATTAAAGGGAGGGATTCCCTGCATAGAATCCCTTTATATGTAAAAGTGATAACCAGAGTTTTACTTGCTTTGTATTCTCTGATAGTTACTCCTCGGGGGAGTGGTAATAATCCTTGTTCTTTCTTGCCCATTTCGCAACCTCGGTTAAGTCAATCCACCTTTCTTTTACGCCATCGACTTTTAATACATGAACCCCCTCCAGCCATACTCGCCTTTGTATCCTTTTGTTAATGGCATCCAGAGATTCTCCTGACTCACGGCAGTAGGTTGTGATGGGCACGCAATCAAGATTTAACATTGGCTCCCCCTTGCTTATCTGTAGGGTAAAACATTGGTGAACACTCTGACGGATAGCCCGCCTGCCGGATCGCTATAGAGCACATAGCAATGGCGGCGTTGAAATGGTTCGCGGCGTTCAGGTGTTCACCCTCCAGACCAGTGATATCAATCATTGGAGGGAGGATAACCGGCGTTTCGGTGGCCGCTTGCCATGCCTTGTGTGCCAGATGGATACCAAAGATGCGGTAACAATTCCGCTCAGGCTCCCAGTCGATATCAGAACCATAAAGGCCATGGACTTCTTCAAGCCACTTTTCAAATCGTTGGCGATCAGTCATTGGCGCATACCTCCACTATTAGCTCTTCGTATAACGGCTCTGGGGTACCTCGGAAGCCGGGCTTGAGTGCATCCTCTCGCGTTGAAAATAGGATTCCAGCAATCTCCCAGTACACCGGTTCGGCTGTTAAAGCTGATAGGGCCATTCGGTAGCTTGATAAAACAAACTCAGCGTGTAGCGCGGCACATGGATTGCTTGATGCTTTCTGTTTTTCCAATAATTCAATTTCAAACTGAAGCATTTTTATATGGTCTTGTTTATTCATCACACCGCCCCTATCGCTTTCTGAACCACTCGAAAGCCCTTTTTACGGGGCTGATTAATCGACTTGAAACTTACCGGTGCTACTTGTGGCCTGGCTGGTGGTGCTTCATTTATCCCGTTGCGGATGCGGTACTTTGCTTTGGCTAACCAGTTAAGGTATTTAGTCCAGTCGCACCCATCGTCAACAATCACAGTGGCCCGCACTTCGGTGTCATGGATATCGGCTTGCTTACCCATTGGTAGCCCCCTTGCGATATCCGGCGTCATATAGCATTTCAAGGTACTGTCGAACGCTGGTGGTATCAGGAGCATTGACATACATGACGTGCATTTCATCGACCGCTATATCTCTTTCGGTAGCTTCCTGTGCTGCAATGCTGTCATTCAGACGGTAACCGGCTGCCAATACTGCTTTGGCAATGCTGGCTGGCTGAGTGTTCTCCCAGTGATATTCCTCAACCACCTGGTTAAGTTCGAACTGAAGCACCTGATCTAATGTTTCCGGCCAGAGGTCTGAGCGAATTAATCCAATGCAGTGATTAGAAATGATCCTGAGTGACAACTCGGTAATCTCATCAGCGTTGCGCTCCGGTTTCCGGTAGTGGGCGGCCCAGATAGCGGTTGTGATATCACCTGGATCACTACCGGCTGATTTGATGATGCTCGCCAGTTTGAAAATGCTATCGCTCATTGCGCACCTCCGGCCACCGTAGAACCCATGTCGGAACCCATGTTTTCCCATATCTCACGGCCGCATTGCGTCAGGTTGTTGCCATCCATGCATTTAGTCAGTAATTCGGTTGCGACTTTCTCCCATCGTGAGTAATTCAGCTTTAAGGCCTCTAGGAAGTAGGCGTCAACCAAACCGCGAACCCCTGACACACCACCGGCAATTTCAATCCGAAGGGGAAACTCACCAGCATCCACCATGAAGAAATCACCGCCGTTCTGTTGCTTCACATGGTCATAAATTGCTGCTGAATACTGGTTAGCCAGCGCATTCAATCGGAAGTTTTTAGTGATAATCTTCATCGCGCCACCTCCCGAGCAACAACCTTGTAAGCCCTGAGCACCTCCACAGAGCGACCGGAAAGCACGGTTTTCATAAAGAATGAACCCGTTCTGTGTGGGCTGACATCTGCCAGAAGCAGAGTCGTATCAACCACACGGTTATGCTTGCGGAACTCAAATATTGTGCTGGTGATCGTGATGCTGGCCACTACGCCCTTGTCTTCATATTTAAATTTCATCAAGTACCCCCTGACAAAGTTCAAAGGCGTTATCACGCAGGGGCATAATTACCAAGAATGGATTCCCATACAGGTGATTGGTGACCGGATCGAGCAGCAACTGACACGGTGCTCCTTTTCCGTAAGGTTTGAACTTTACGGGGCCAAAGCCACTACCAAACATCAGGTGAGGTAAGGCCAGCAGTTGAGAGGTAAACATGGGAAATTCTTCACACGGCCCTGGATCTGGTGGCAGCACCTTACTGAAATCTGGATATTGGCAATCGAGTAGTTCCAGCATGTTTGAACAAATTGGCTTCTCTTTTTCATCGTAATGGACTGCATACCAGTTGCCGCCGTCAGCGATAATCGCAGTCATTTCGGCCTCGACGGCTTCGTCAGGAATGTCACCATCAAAGACAAACACGCCATCAATATCATTACCGACTTCACAGCCATGCTCCATCATCACCAGCGCACGACCATCAGTAGCCTTGATATGGGTTGGGGTGATGTACACCCCTTTCAGGTATTCGCGGGCCTCTTTCTCTTCAGCGACACAGAGCAGGGCAGCGCGAAGGATATCGGTTGGAATAAACATTATTTTGTCTCCCCGTTGTGGTTTTCGGATTTCAGACGTAGGGTGAAGCCGCCGAACTCTGGATGTTTCCATCGTTTAAGTTTGCCGGTGGGTGGTGTGGACTCATCAAGCAAGGTTTGAGCCGCCGCCATAAATGACTCACGGTGGATCTGCAAATGGCCTCGCTCACCATTAGTCAGTCGTGTCGGTAGCTTCGAGAACGTAGTCAATCGGCGGCAGGCATCATCTGATAACCCACAAGCCCACGACAGATCAGACACAAGGGCATATTCAGATTGTCCGCTATCTGGCGTGTGGTGGCTGACCTGCAAGGCTTCTGGTGCTGGTGGCGCGATAGCTACAACTGGTTCAACTACGGGTTGGTACTTCTGAATGCCAACAATATCGATCACCGCTTTCATGGTTGCCGATGCGGTTGCCTCAGCCACAACACGCGCCAGAGAAAGAATGTCATTATTCATGTGGGTTTCCTGTGGTGCTGGCGGTGAGAGGAGAGGCTGGGATTCGCCCGTTTCAAGTGCATGCCAACGATCAATGATTGCTGCGCGTCGTTTAACGTCGTAACCAGAAACCAAAATTTCCGAATGTCGGCGGTCGAGAAGGAACTCAGAGACAAAGCCACGATTATCGATGCAGGCAATAACGCCAGAAAATAACGCAACCTGTTGATTTTTATAATTACGCAAATTTGCGTTATCTTTGCTGATACCATAAAGAGATTCCAGCATCACCCACACGTCGCGGATCACGTCTGCTGGGCGTTTTTCAGTCATCTTTGCAATTTCTTTGGTACCCATCATTGGCGCACCATTGACTACTAGTTCAGTTTTCATGACTTATCTCCGAATGAACGACGCAATAATTTCTTCAACTTTTTCCCGTTATTCACGGAGCAATAAAGTTCAGCCAATTCCTGTGCCAGCATGACTTCGCCAGTTTCCTCATTGACGAAGTGCTGATTAGGGTTGTTTTTGATAAATTCCTTCACCATTGGCATCTCCAGAAACTCTTCTGGGCTATAGATTCGGCACTGGCGACGGCTGTGCTTTGCGGTCGGTGTGCGGTGTAGAGAAACCGCGCTAAATACATTTGCATTGTCTTGGTTGCTCATTGGCATTCCTCAGTGCAAATTCTTTGTTGGTTCTGCTTTGCCTTGGAAAAGAGCCTTAACGCCCTCAATGAATACGCTGTCGATAAAGTCACGCATCCACGTTGAGCCGTTCTGCGCTTGATTCAATCGGTCGCCCATATAGAACTTCATAACGGCGAGGTAGCGTTCTGCTGGGTGCTCTTCCAATAACGCAGTTTCAATTTGGTGCTGGAGTAAGGTTTCAATAACCTGTTGGTCTATTTGCATAACGATCTTCTCGTGCCTGAAAATAGCCCCGCCTTGCATATCCATACCAAATCGACGCTTGCATTCAACCAGATAGGCCAAGGCTTCAATTGAGCGAACCTGTTTGCAGTAAAGCTCTGCAAACTCCTGAAACTCGCTATCGGTGAGAGGTTCTGCTGGGCGAGTGAGGCACCCATCAATCAGCCATCCCGGCACATCGAGACCTGATGCTTTGACGTGCTCGATAAGTTGTTCTTTATCCATATCTTTAGTGTTCATTTTTTGTCCTTTCGGCTGTTATATTTTTCATGACTCATGGCCTCCCAGTGCCGCCCACCGTCCTTCGATAGGAGCCGCCAACGGTGGGTAATGCGTAGAGATAGATAGCCTGTTTTGTGCATGCGGCGAGGGCGAACGGCTCCACGGCTGTACCGGTTTAAAATTTGAGTGGCCCCGATGTAGATCCGAAGCGGGATGCGGTTTCCTGATAGCGTCATGATTTAGCCGCGCTGCTGGCTGGCTCGTCAGATGCGCGGATCGACTCTTCTATCAGGTCATCCATGAATGCATGCCCCATAGAGGACATACCGCCCATTTTCTTTAGGCAGGATTGATAGAGGGCCAGAACGCTTGCATTAGCTGTGGCTTTCCCTTGCCCCTCAATCGCCACCAACTCGAATTGCTCCAGTGCGCGGGTTAATACCTCAGCGTTCAATTGAACTGAGATGATTTTCCCCTTGGATGATTTTTTAATTACGCAGGTGCTGCCTGTTTTCCGCTGCAATGAATCCAGCTTTGCGGCTACCAGTCGGTTGCGATATCTGCCAATTAATTCAAGATTACTCATGTTTGAATTACCTTATTTTTCGGCCTTTAGGTGTGGGGAGTCCTAACCCGAAGGCCATAGTTAATATTTTTTAGCGATTACTTAATTAATAAGGTTTGGTTTTCATCAGCTCAATATGCTGGCTTGACCATTTCTCATATTTCTTCTGCCATTTAAGCATTTCGCGTTGCTTGGCTAGCAGGCGACGAATGCGACGCATACAGCGATTATGTGAGGCTATATATCTTGGTGATGGCTCACCTCTTTCCCAGTGAATACAGCCATCCACTTGTGTGTATTTTTCGCCAACCCGAGATTTAACACCTGCGCGTTTAAATACTTTTTCAGTCATGAAGTGAGCGAGACGATTAATCGCAGTTTCACGGCTAAAGCATTTCTTATGGCGACCATGACGCATAACGAAATAAACAGGTTCTGGTCTTAATTGGAATGCAACCTCGATACCACCATCATCAATTAAATCGAATTCCCACTCTTCGAATCTGGCTGGGTCAACTTTTTCAATTTTCATTATTTTCATCCATCAATTTTTTAGCATTTCTGGATGATTGGGATGTCATTATTACCAACTCTTCTGTAAGGCTCCACAGCCTCGCTGCAACATCTTCATCAACCTTTCTAATTGCGTCATCAATGAGCATTGTATATAAATACCTTAATTGCTTTGCATAACGATCAGCGTTGCTAGCAGTATAAGCAAGGTATTCTATTTGCCCTTTCGGAGGGAAGTTACCAAAATTTAATGGTGTAAAATTATCAGGTTCTTTGTACAAGATGTCTTTCTTGTCTTGTATGTATACACCTTCGGAAGAACCACCGGAGCCAGAGATGATACCTGGTGTGTTTTGGTTTGATGTCGATAAATTACGCATAAATTCCAGCTCCTTTATTCCTCTGTAAATAGCGTGTCTGAGTCTTAATAATACAGCCAGTTTCTTTGCAAGCATGCGTGATAGTATAATTACCCAATACATCACCGACGCTAGGTAGCGGTTCTTCAATGTATATCCCGTAAGCCTCTCTCAACTTCCAATTAGCTAATAACCAACCGTATTCAGTTTTATAGTCACTTGCCAATTTTTGGGCTACATGTCGAGCTTCTTTATCAACTAAAATAATTTTCTCAGATGATGAGTTTGTAGTTGCACTTTTAATTATGATACTATTTGACTTAACCATATAACTAACCTCTCAGGTATGTGTATTTGGCTAGACTCATGTATTCGATTGGCGTCAGTACATGAGTCGTTAAACTAAGCATTCAAGTTTCTTTCTTTATAATTAGAATAACCAATAATTGAATTTTTAAACTTTTCGCATTCATCAATTATTTTTCGAGCTTGTTCATTTGCTGATTCGTAACTGTTAAAAAAATCCACAAGAACAAAGTAATTTTCAATCCGTTCATAAATGGCGTATTCAACCTCACCAACAAAACAAGTTTGAAGTTGGTAAGTTGATTTAGGGTTAAAATGTTTAGCATCAAACAAATACGACCAGTGGGATTTACTCTCACGTAATTTTTTATGAATATCCTGATGGTTAACCTCTGAGTGTTTCATCTTATCCTCAACGCAATTATGTGTGGCGGTAAGGTAATAATACTAAAAGTTTTAATATCTGCAATACTAAAAGTATATAAAATATTATCATAAGTATTAACTTTTTGAATTTTAATGGTATTTATTTTTATTTTGGCGATAAAAAAGGCCCGAGGTTAACCGTGGGCCTTTTGTTGGGGTGTGGGTAGGTGGTTTTTAAGAGAACATAATTTTAGCTTCTACCACAACGCCAATGATTTTACAGTTTCCATTAATGGGGATTAATGGGTACTGAGGGTTTAGGGGCTTAAGGTAGGATGATCCTCCGTCTGTCACTAATTTTTTGAATGTGGCTTCGTTGGCATCAGTTAATTTAGCGATAACAAGGCTGCCATTTTTTGCTTCTCGCCCAGTATCTACCAGAACAATCATTCCCTCTGGAATGCTGACACCTACAGGGGATGTCATTGAGTCACCTTGGACTCTCAACCAAAAGCCATCACCTTCAATGTGAGCTGAAGTATCATACCACTCATCGATATCTTTCAGGGTATAGGGTTCTATAGCCTCACACCATGAGCCTGCACTGACCCAGCTAATTAATGGGTAACTCCCCTTGGGAGTATTTTGCTCTACAAATGACACGTTGGAGACTTGTGATAAGCGGGATGCCTCTTTTGCAAGAGATGGACTAAATTCTGATATAGGAACCTGTAGAAAACTTGCAAAAACAGCAGCAACATTTAGGTTGAGAGGGTTTCGCCCATTCAGATAATGACCTACAGCCCCCTGAGAAATATCAAGTTCGTTGGCAATCGCCTGCTGAGTAATCCCTAAAGATTTTTTCTTTGACTCATACAAAGCCTTCAGACGCATCGCATCTTCCAACTGTTCTGTCGTCAGGACTCTTTTGTTTTCCATATCTTATTTTAATACCTTTAGTTTGATAATGTCTCCTACTTGTAGTAGCATTTATATTAATACTTTTGGTATTATAAATGCAACAGATAGGACATTTATGACTAATATGACGTTGAGAGAGTATGTGGATATGCATGGGCAAGTCCGTACTGGGAAGGCTCTTGGCTTAACTCAGATGGCAATCAGCAAGGCGCTTATATCTGGGCGAAACATCAAGGTTTCTGTTCAGGAAGGAGGAGCTCTTGAGGCATTCGAGACAAAACCCTTCCCGAGTAAGAAAAAAGTAACCAAGCGGAATTAACCCATGACTCCCGATGCATTTACCCAAGTAATCATGCCAACGGTGTTTTGCCCCGAGGATGGGAAGTGGATTCAGGAGCAGTTACAGCAATTGGCACCCTCGTTGCGCAGAAAGGTTGTCGTTAAGTATGCAGAGGCTTATCAGGTCGCGTTTTACACGGAGTCTGTTTCATACCGTCAAGAGAACAAAGCAAGGCATGAGGCTAATACGCGATTGAGATTGTTTGTGAACAGCCACGGAAAAGCACTACAGGGTTACACGGTGAGTCCGCCGTTAGTAGCACAACGGTAAACAACCTGCGGATAACCAGACTTAAAGGTGTTTGGTTGCATTACAGCATCAAGGTGCTGGCAGGTTACTAAATCTACACATCAAGATGCATGACTTTTAGATGGCTAGATGTTCGGGTGTGTAGCTGTCTAGGTTTCTGGGTGTGTAGATGTTCCCCTTGAATCATGAGGGGGATAAAGGGGGAGTTGGGTTTAAGTGCGAAGCACTGGAACAGGCTTTTCCAAAAGACAACTCCATAGGTTAGGTAGATCTCGATCTAGGGGTTAGTCCTCAAAAATGCACCGTACTAGTTAGGCGATACAAATGAGTTGAATCCCCGATGAGGGTTTTCCTTGGAAAAGTGAAATGTTGAGGTAATCGATGAAAGCAAATACAGAGACGGTGACTAAAAAGCAAGAGGTGACTGCATTTGGTCAGATCACATTCGTTACCGATCTTGCTGGTGAAGAATGGCATTCGGTTACCGTTCCTGGGTTTGGACTTGATTATCAGGTTAGTAGCCTTGGGCGCATCAAAAGCATGGCCCGATATACACGCGGCGGTAAAAGTCACTTTCTGAATACTCGCATTCTTGCCGGGAAGGTTGATAAATATGGTTACCGTACCGTAAAACTTTACAGCAATAACGGGGCGCGCACTTTTTTCCTGCACCGCTTGGTAGCACTAGCATTTATCGACAACTTACGTTCACTGCCACAGGTTAACCACAAAGACGGTAATAAACTTAATAATTGCGCCTTAAATCTTGAGTGGGTGACACACCAGCAGAATATTCAGCACGCAGTTCTTACCGGCTTGAATAAATCTCAAGGTGCCAACAACAAGCAGTTCAAGGGGCTGATTGAGTCCACTAATACACTCACTGGCGCTCGCCGAATTTTTTGCGGGAAAAAAGCGTTAATTGAATCTGGGTTTGATCATGGTGCAGTTTACTCCGTAATTAATGGGCGAACCAAAACCCATAAAGGATTTCACTTCAAGCGCCTGCCTCTGACTTCACTGGAGGCATCACAATGCTGAACATTACACCGAACTTCGCACAGGAACGCGCTTTGAACATGCTGCGCCGTGACTGGAAGTCATTTAATTCTTTCATGGTCTATGCACCTACAGGCAGTGGTAAAACCGGCTTAGCGGCATTCATCGCTGATGGTTTTGTTAGTCGTGGTATGCGGGTACTGTTTGTTGTCCCGTTCACCGTTCTGATCAACCAGACTTCCCGCCGTTTTGTTGAGTACGGTTTGCCGGAAGATGAAATTAGCTTTATCTGGCGCAACCACCCGAGCTATGACCCAGCACTAAAAATTCAGATTGCCAGCGCCGATACGCTGATCCGCCGTGAGTTTCCCGACAATATCGATCTGCTGATTATTGATGAAGCCCACTTACGCAGAAAGCAGATCCTGATTGAGATTAATCGACTGGTTACCGAAACCAATGTGAAAGTTATTGGGCTGTCTGGTACGCCATTTTCACCATTTTTAGGGAATTACTATAACCGTCTGATTAAGCCCACGACCATCGGAGAGCTGATCCAGCGTGGTGACCTGAGCGGTTACGAATTCTATGCGCCCGGCAAACCTGACTTGAAAGGCGTTAAAACTACCGTTTCTGCTGAGTTCGGATCTGACTATAACGAAACCCAACTTGCAGAAATCATGTGTGGTGCTGATCTCGTTGGTGACATCGTTGATAACTGGTTACAGAACGGGCGGGATCTGCCTACGGTGGCATTCTGCGTAAACGTAGCTCATGCCAACTACGTCACTATTCAGTTTAATAAGGTTGGGATTAACGCCGAGGTGATGGTAGCTGAAACACCTCATGAAGAGCGTCAACTCATCATTCATCGCTTCGAAATGGGCGCTACGAAAATCATCGTCAGTGTGGGTGTGCTGGTGGCTGGCTTTGACAGTGATGTCCGCTGCGTTATCTATGCCCGACCCACAAAAAGCGAAATCCGCTGGTTACAGAGCTTGGGCCGTGGGCTTCGAACTGCGCAAGGGAAAGAGTCGTGTCTGATTTTCGATCACAGCGGCACAGTGCATCGTTTGGGCTTCCCTGACTCTATCGAATACAACGAACTGCCATCCAAAAGTGACGGAATGAAAGATAGCGCCAGTCGTGAGGCAGAAGAACGCACTGAAAAACTCCCTAAAGAATGTACCGAGTGTCATTTCATGAAACCCGCAGGGGTATACGTCTGCCCTAAATGTGGATTTAAGCCACTGGCAGGACAGGACGTGGATACCGACACCCAGCGCGGACTGAAAAAATTGGGCAAGGGAAAGCGTGTATTCACCCAATCCGACAAGCAAGCCTGGTGGAGTCAGATCAAGTTCTATCAACGTCAGCGCTCATCGATGGGTAAGCCTGTAAGCGATGGGTGGTGCTCACATACCTTCCACGACAAATTTAGCGAATGGCCTAATGGCTTAAGTGATTTCCCGATGGAAATAACACCGGAAGTCAGCAGCTACATCAAACATAAACGCATCTCCTTTGCTAAGGGCAGGGAGAAATTAAAGTCACCAGATCAGCAATGCAATACCGGAAATATTGACGCCACCGCAGCAATTATTGATGCCAGAAATCACCTTGAAGAAATACGTAAAAGTTTAAGGAAAGCAGTATGAAGACAACAGAAGCAGCAAAGGGCCGATGGTCTGAGATTTTTGAGTATTTTGGTTTGCCGCCAATCACTGGCAAAAATCACTTCAAGGGAGAGTGCCCGTTATGTGGTGCTCGCGGCAAGTTCCGCATTGATGATCGTGAAGGTGCGGGAACGTGGATTTGTACCTGTGATAGCGGCGATGGCATGAAGCTGCTTAACCTGACGCAAGGTAAATCATTTTCAGCACTGTGCGCCGAGGTGGATCAGCTTATTGGCAATAACTACCGACACATCAGCATTCCTGTCACCAGTTCAGCAGCGAAACAGCGGCAGCGCGTTATTAGTAAGTTTTCAAAGCTGGTGGATTTGCGTGGTACCACTGCCGCAGATTATTTGCGCCAGCGCGGTATTAACCGGCTTCCTGTTGAAGCGGTCCGGTTTTGCGATAAACAGCGACATGCAGGGCGGCTATATCAGGCGCTTTATTCTCTGGCGACAGATGATAAGGGTGAACTCTGTTACCTGCATCAGACCCTGCTTGATGGGGATAAAAAAGCGAATATCGGTGATAGCGCTAAACGGCTTAAATCACTACAGGAACAGAACTATCTCGATCATGCTCGTTCAGTGGCGATCCGTATGTTTCCGGTTGCCTCCACACTGGGAGTTGCTGAAGGCATTGAAACATCACTGTCCTGCTATCAGGTGTACGGGATAAACACATGGTCAGTAATCAATGCCGGATTTATGGAGAAATTTAGGGTGCCGGCAGGCGTCAAGCATCTCATCATTTTTGCTGATATGGATAAACATTCCGCCACTGGACAGGCCGCAGCGTTTAATTGTGCCACCGCCAATCTCAGAGCAAAAAATGATTTGATATCTGTCAGCGTACGTTGGCCGGATAACGGCGATTTCAATGACTTTGTAATGAACGGGGATCAGGTTCGTGAGCAGGTCTACACAAAGAGGGCAGCATAGTGAAATTAGAATCAGCAATGAAACAGTTCAGCGCCAAGAGCCAGATGATTACGGATTCACCCCGCGCTACCTCTTCCGACTCGCTCAAGGGACCGGATCTAGCCGCTGCAATGGGAATGGTTGAGGCTCGGGCCAGTTTCGGAATGGCTGCATATCTTGGCAAGGTTGGCATTAGCAAAGAGGACCGGATCAGAACCGTCGAACAGCTTACCCAGTTTGCCATGAAGAATGCCCCGAAACATGTCGGCAAAGCATCGGGCCGCCGAATGGCTCAATGTATGGTGATTTTGGCTAAATTTGCCTACGAGGAATACAGCAGTTCAGCAGCGGCAACTATCCCATGCAAATGTTGCGGTGGGCGTCGATTTATCACTGTCACTCGGGATGTTGTTACTTACCCTGGTTACATCGGTGCAGATGGCGAAGAAAAGATATCCCCGACCATCAAAACTGAACAAGTGCGGGAGTTGTGCCAATCCTGTAACGGTAAGGGTGCTATTTCTATTCGCTGCCGCTGCAATGGTACCGGTAAAGTGCGTGACCTTGAGAAATCCAAACGGCTTGGTGTGCCAGTCGAGAAAGAGTGTGAACGCTGCTCAGGAATTGGATACAAGCGGACACCCTCAACAACAGCTTACAGGGCTATTACAGCGTTGCTTCCTGAACTCACCCAATCATCATGGTCGCGCAATTGGAAGCCGTTCTATGCGTCGCTGGTGGCTAAATGTGACATTGAAGAGAGTTATGCAGAGGATGAGTTTCAGCGAATTACACGATAGGCGCATGATTGGTACTAATGGCGACACTTTTTAAACATATTGCTTGCATTTTGCATAAAGTTGGCGTAATTTCTCTAAATCATGGGCGTTTCTGTAGATGAGCGCCAAGAAAAACAATCAAGACCTCGCCATCGTGCGGGGTTTTGTCGTTTTTGGAGTTTGCATTAGTCGGGGAAATGTCTGAAAAATAACCTTACTGATGGTGTGATTATTAATTGATGTGTAGAATGCGCCCCGACCGCCATTAGCTCATCTGGAAAGAGCAACAGCTTTCTAAGCTGAAGGTACGTGGTTCAAGTCCTCGATGGCGGACCAAATAATAAGTAGGCTGGGTTTAAGTCGATGATGGGTTGCCCTGAGATGTCCAGTTTACTTTCTCAAATGAGCCCCAAGAGAAAAGCGCATCGGGCGTTGTTGATTGCACTATCGACGTCCCCCTACGGAAAATTGTCTGGTGCGCCTCTCTGTTGGGGATTTACATCTAATAATGACCTCGCCACTAAGCGGGGTTTTGTCGTTTCTGGAGCCTCACAATGTTGGAACTGGTCACTGATAGCTTGGTATTCCACCCTGCAGACGAGAAGCTAACGCCTGATATGGACGGTAAAACAGTTTTACTGCTCAATCCCTGCGATGGTTATCATATTGGTTACGTGCGTGACTCAGATGGCTATACCGGTATTTATACTTGGCTCATGAGTGAGCTAACCCCACATGATTTTTATGTAGCTTGGGCCTTGCTGCCTAACAGCATTGATTTGTCTGATAAATTTGAAAACCAGAAAGAAATTTGTTTATACTAACTTCGAGGCACACTCGGATTGGTTCCCACTTATCAATCTTTAAACGGAAGTTGAGCGTGTCTTATCGATATGAAAACTGACAGCCGGGAAAGACCGGCAACTATTCAAGTTCTTGAGTTAATGCTCAGGGGTTTGCTGTTTTGTGACATATGACAACGATAAGTATTGTTATGTTTACTTTTTGTTAATATTTCTAGTATAGAATGTATGATGCTGTGATAGTTACTTTGTAACGATTGTTGGCTCAGTCGTCCTACCCAGCGAAGTTATCTATCACAGTACCAAACTCCAAGCCTCGGTTAATCGCCGGGGCTTTTTGCTTTCTACATTCGCATGGGTACTGAAAGAGCCTGAATCTTCCCATCCTCCGATGGCTTGGGCGAGGCAGTATCCAGCCGAATACCTCCTGAATTAATAAGCAAAAATGTTTATATTTAGCTTGTTGAAATAAACAAAAATGTTTATAATAATTCCAAGTTAAACAAACAGGAGGAGGCGGTGAAGCAGAGCGAGTTTCGAAGATGGCTCGAAGCTCAAGGGGTAGAAATTAAGAACGGCACGAATCATCTTAAACTCTACTACCAAGGCAAACAGTCAGTAATGCCGAGACACCCCAGTAAAGAGTTAGGGGAAGCGCTAAGGAAAGCGATAATCAAACAGTTAGGCATTAAATAATAAACCGGCCTTTAGGGGCTGGTTACTCGCAAAGGTTCATCGTATTAAATATGCGATATCCAGTAAAACTACAGAAAGACGGTGATGGGTACTTTGTTAGTTTCCCAGACATCCCAGAGGCATTAACTCAGGGCGAAACCAGAGAAGAAGCGTTAGAGATGGCGCGTGACGCTCTGGTATTGGCATTTGATTTTTACTTCGAAGATAATCGCCCGGTTCCACTGCCGGGTGAGTTGGGTGATGACTTAGTGTCAGTTCCAGCGAGTGTGTGGGCAAAGGTTTTGCTGCTCAACACAATGCTTGAGACTGGAATAACTAACGCTGAATTAGCGCGCCGAATGGGGCTTAAGCCACAGGAGGTTCAGCGGATTGTCACGTTAGGCCATAACACAAAGATTGATACAGTCGAGGCAGCGCTTACTGCTCTGGGTAAGCGTCTTGAGCTATCAGTTAGCTAATAAACAAAGCAATTAATTTTAAGGCTCACTTCGGTGGGCCTTTTTTATTTCCATTACACGCCCAGCCCGTCGGGGAGGGGGAGATATGAAGATGGACGAAAGATACAGTAATGCTGCATACGGCAGTGCCGGTCTTACCGCCTTCTTTGCCAGCCTGTCATTACAAGATTGGGGCTTTGTTATAGGCGTCGGATTCAGCATTATTCTTGGCGTCCTGACATACCGCCTTAATCGACGTGAGCAAAGAAAGCGCACTCAGATCTTACAAGACATTTTCGATAAAACCTCACAGGTCAATCCATCCGCGACCGCACAGGTACTTGCTGACTTAGGCAAGAAAGCCCCTAACGAGATTTAACTTATGACTCCAAGCCTGAAGAATAAGCTGGTCGCCGCATCGGCTGGCGGTGCTATGGCATTAACAGTGGCTTTGATTGGTGGACATGATGGACTGGAGGGGCGTAAGTACAACCCTTACTACGATGTAGTTGGTGTGTTGACGGTTTGCGATGGTCACACTGGCAGCGACATTATCCTGAAAAAGACATACACCGACAAAGAGTGTGATGACTTGCTGAGGAAAGACCTGGCTCCGGTATTTGTTGCCCTCGACAAAAATGTGAAAGTGCCGATGACCGATTATCGAAAAGCTGCGTTGGCCTCGTTCGGTTATAACGTCGGAATAACGGCGATGACAAACTCAACGCTACTGAAGAAGTTAAACGCTGGCGATACATCTGGTGCCTGTGAAGAGCTAACCCGCTGGAATAAAGCCGGCGGCAAAGTCTGGAAAGGTCTGGTCAATCGTCGCGCTGTTGAGAAAGAACTCTGTATGCCGGGGTTTAAATGAATAGACATTCTCTTGCTGGATTATTTGTATTCGTCGGTTTCATACTTGCCCTGTTCGGCAAGGAAGGTTGGGGGTGGTGCTTCTTTTGTGCGCTGATGGTCTTATGAGTAAAACTAGCGTCATTATCATAATGCTTGTGGCTGTGACTATTTGCGTAGGTGGCGGGTACTGGTGGGGTAGCGACAGTAAAAACTCGGAATGGTCTCTCAAGTGGACTAAGCGCGATAAATCAGACCTAGAGGCAGAAATAGCCGCCAGAAAGAGCGCCACTGAGAAAGAGGCCCAACTTCAGGCTGCCCAATCAGCCGGATTAAAGGCATATCAACAAGGGGTAGTCGATGCTGAGAATAAAGCAAAAGGCACTATTGCTGCTTACCGCGCTGGCAATATCAGGTTGCAAAAGCGCTTCGAGTGTCTCTCCGCCTCAGTTGGGGATTTGCCCGTTACTCCCGCCAGTGGACAGCTCACTGATGCAGCCAGAGACTGCGGATTTTCAGACGCAGATGTCGGGTTTCTTATTTCAATCGCTGAACGAGCCGACAAGCTAGTCGAGAAAGTCACCGCGCTACAAAAGGTTGTCACTGACGACCGGCGAATAATTAACAGCACCACACATCAATAGCGTTGGGTTGTCGCAGTCCACAGGTATTAGCAGTGACGTAGTACCTCTCTATCGAGCGTATCTGTGGAATCAAAAACAACCAATACACCTTGTAGTCGGGCATTGGCGGCAACATCAGCCGTTGTAGGCGAAGCGATGTGACAGCCGGAGAGACGGTCTGTATTGCAGCAGTCATTCAATGAGTGATTGCGACAATGCACGATAAGCAATGCTATCACCTGTTTCCCACCGCTCACCCAGAGCATTAACAGGCCGGTGGCATTTTATTTAATTCTGAAATCGGCGATTGGCCAACGAGAAAAACAGCATAAACACGCTGTATTGATATCGGGTGGTGTTCAAATTACGCCGAGTTATATTTCATCAACCAGCGGAATATTCTGTTATGGCTAATTCAGATACACAAATGAAGCGGCCATATCCGCCATTGTCATTCGTCAATGAGTTCAGGCCGCACATTGAATTAGTTCCCGCCACTGAAGTTCTTGCGTGGGTTAACAGCCAAATACTCAGTGACGAAGGCGAGCTACACAATCCCGACCACGGACACTTAATTGACGCTGACATAAAAATCATGTGGGCATCATCTGCGTTTGAAAAGCAGGGTCGCACTGTTCTTGGTCAAGCCGAGCAGGTAGCAATGAGAGCCGGTGGCTGGCAAAAGGCCCGAATGGAGCAGCAGATGTATGAATGGTTCGGTGATGTACCGACATTCATCATCACCCTGGCTGCTGATTACTGTGCTCAATGTTCTGACCTTGAGTTCTGTGCACTGATAGAACATGAGCTTTATCACATCAGCCATGCAAAGGATGAATACGGCGCACCCAAGTTCAACAAAGAAGGTCAACCAGTGCTGAAACTGCGCGGTCATGACGTTGAAGAGTTTGTCGGTGTAGTTCGCAGATATGGTGCGAGCGTTGAAGTACAGGAAATGATTGACGCAGCAAACAAACCTGCTGAGGTAGCCCATCTTAACGTTGCCAGGGCGTGTGGAACATGCCTGCTGAAACTGGCTTAATTTATTGACCACTTATGACAAGCAGGTAACCAATGGCGACTTTAAAAGCAGAGGTTAAAGCCTTCATTGTCCAGTCTCTCGCCTGCTTTGACACCCCATCCCAAGTGGTGGAGGCCGTCAAGAAAGAATTCAAATTAGATATAACAAGGCAGCAGGTCGAATCGCACGACCCTACAAAGGCGAATGGAAGAGGACTGGCGCGAAAATGGGTAGAGCTTTTCAATGAATCGCGTGAACAATTTCAGACCAAAATATCCAACATTCCAATTGCGAATAAATCTTATCGATTGCGCGCATTAGATCGCATGGCGACAAAAACAGAAAGCATGAAGAACTTTGCATTAACCGCCCAGCTAATTGAACAGGCCGCCAAAGAGTGTGGCGACTCCTACACCAATAAATTAAAAGTGGAAAGCACTGGGGCAAACGGTGGAGCAATTCAAACTGTAAATATGACCCCAGACGAAGCCGCCGAAGCGTATCGCAAACTTATGGGGTAAACTAATAACGTGGTGAATGCGCAGGCTGATGCGCGCCCGCTGTGGGGTTCCTGAGCGGCCTAAACACAGACATAACGTGAGGCAACCCGAAAGGACTGAATGCCGGAGATCAGCGCCGGCCACCACCCCTCAAAACATCCAGAAATAGCCCGTTAGCTTGATAAATCCTCTATGCAAAATGGAGGGTGTTTTATGCATGGTTTATGCACTCAATTATCTAACACTCTGCCACGTTAACCCTGACAAATAAGCCTCTTACGCGGCTTGTTCGATGAGTGCTGTGCGCTCGGTGCGGGTAACGGTCATTATGTTAAAAAGCCCCAAAATTCACACATTTATCGAGTAAAACCCAACATGCCTATTCCGTTCCCTTTTGACTTCAAAAACCCGGACTACATGCAGGTTTTTGAGTGGCGAATGGAGCGACTGCAGCGCATTCGTCAGCAGCCTGAAATGTTGCCGGTTATGAGAGCATTTTATAAAGATAACCCCGCTCAGTTCATTATTGATTGGGGTATGACAGTTGACCCGCGCAACGTTGAACGTGGGTTGCCTGCCCGTATCCCGTTCTTATTATTCCCAAAGCAGGAAGAGTGGATCGAGTGGTTTGTCGAGCGCTGGCGTAATGCTGAACCAGGCATTACCGAGAAAACCCGTGATATGGGTATGTCTTGGCTGACGGTTGGAATGGCTTCCTCGCTTTGCCTGTTTAACCGCGGGGTGTTCGCTGGTTTCGGCTCTCGCAAAGAAGAGTATGTCGATAAAATCGGCTCGCCTAAGTCGCTATTCGATAAAGCCCGAAATTTTATCTCTCTGCTACCCACTGAGTTTCGTGGCGGCTGGAGCCTAAAGCAGCATGCACCGCACATGCGTATCTTATTCCCAGAAACTGAATCGGCCATGACCGGTGAGGCGGGGGACGGAATAGGGCGCGGTGACCGCACCAGCTTCTACATAGTCGATGAATCAGCGTTCTTGGAGCGGCCTTATCTGGTCGATGCGTCTTTGTCTGCTACGACCAACTGTCGGCAGGACGTATCAACGCCAAACGGTATGGCTAACTCATTCGCTGAACGGCGGCACAGCGGCAAAATTAAAGTATTCACCTTTCACTGGCGCGATGACCCGCGCAAAGATGATGCCTGGTATCAGAAACAGGTTGAGAACCTCGACCCCGTTACCGTGGCGCAGGAGATCGATATCAACTACAGCGCCTCTGTTGAGGGCGTATTGATCCCGTCCGCATGGGTGCAGGCGGCAATCGACGCGCATGAGGTATTGGGTATTGTGCCAACTGGACAGCGTTTAGGCGCTCTCGATATCGCCGACGAGGGCAAGGATACTAATTCGTTTGCTGGTCGTCATGGCTTCTTACTTGAAAGCATCGAAGAGTGGTCGGGTAAAGGCGATGATATTTTCGGTACCGTACAGAAAGCCTTTGATATTTGTGATGCACAAAACCTCGAAACTTTCCGCTTTGATACCGATGGATTGGGAGCTGGTGCACGCGGTGATGCTCGGGTTATCAACGAGCAGCGCGAAGAACAACGCAGACGGCATATCGTCGCCACGCCGTTCCGTGGTAGCGGTGGCGTAACCGACCCAGATGATGAGGCGGTCCCCGGCGATAACGGACAGCAAGGGCGGCTTAACAAAGATTTCTTTGCGAACGCCAAAGCACAAGGCTGGTGGAGTTTGCGTACCCGGTTCCAGAAAACGTACCGAGCGGTTAAAGAGAATATGGAGTTCAATCCTGATGACATTATCTCTATCCCGAAAAACCTCAAAAACCTGACCAAATTAACTTCTGAATTATCGCAACCTACCTACTCAGTCAATGGCGTAGGGAAAATTGTGGTGGATAAAAAACCTGACGGCACCAAGTCACCCAACCTGGCAGATTCGGCGATGATCTTATATGCGCCAATGGAAGTCACTGTGATGGATGTTTGGGCTGCGATAGGTAAACAATCTTAGATCGACAATGTTCTGTGAGGAAATATGGCCCGTAAGAATCGCCGAAACGGCGCGAGTAAGCCCGTTAGGACTACTGACGGGTACAATAATTTTACTGCAAAGATTGGTGCTCAAACGCAAAACATCCAGTCAGCGGGAACCTATGTTCCTGGATACATCACTCGCAATAGAGTGATACTGGAATTTGCTTACCGCTCATCATTTCTGGTTGGGGCCGCAGTTGATGCTATTGCTGATGATATGACCCGAAAGGGGATCAATATCAACTCAAAACTCCAGCCGGGACAGAAAGGGAAAGTCGAAAACTTTTGGGATTCAGCCGCTATTTGGGATGGGTTGAACGACACAATCAAATGGTCCCGGCTCTATGGCGGCGCGTTCTTGGTGGTAATGATTGATGGTCAGGACATGTCAACGCTGCTGAATTTGGACACCATCACTAAAGATCAGTTTAAGGGTGTGATGTGCCTTGATCGCTGGATGGTCAAGCCTACATATAACGATTTGGTAAAAGAGTATGGGCCTCACTTCGGCAAGCCAAGGTTCTATAAAACAGTCACAAGCCAGCAGGGGATACCCAACTGGAAGATTCATTATTCCCGCATCATTCGGATGGAGGGCGACACACTACCATTCCAGCAGTCCATAACAGAAAACGGGTGGGGAATGTCTGTTATTGAGCGCATCTTCGAACGTATCCAGGCGTTTGATACTGCCACAGCAGGCACTACGCAACTCATCCATAAAGCACACTTACGCACATACAGTATTGATGGGTTAAGAAAGGCGCTGGCGGCGGGTGGTGACCTTGAAAAAGCGATAATGATACACCTAGATAAGATCCGCGAATTTCAGACCATCGAAGGCATGACCATCATGGATGCTAGCGATAAGTTTGAAACGCACAGTTACTCATTCGCAGGTATTGCTGACGTCATTCTTCGTTTTGCTGAGCAAGTTTCTGGCGCAACGGGTATCCCATTAGTTCGCTTATTTGGTCAATCGCCATCGGGATTTAGTACTGGTGATGGTGATCTAGAAAACTACTACAGCCGGATTAACTCACTTCAGGAGCGACGGTTACGGCGTCATATTCGCTGGTTGTTGGATATCACCTGGCGCTCTCAATTTGGTGAGCCATTACCAGATGATTTCTCATTCGAGTTCAACAAACTATGGGAAATGTCAGATACCGACCGCGCAACCATGGCAAGCAATGTTACTACTGCTCTAGCTACAGCAGTGCGTGATGTTGGAATGTCACCTTCAGCCGCTTTGAGTGACCTTCGCAACCTGTCAGATGTGATCGGCATCGGTGGCTCAATAACAGATGAGGACATCGAGAATGCGCAGAAAGAGTGGTCGGAGGATGAACCTGAAACCAGCGCTCCACCGGCGTTCGGAAATCCTCTACAACAAAAGCCTACTGGGGATAGTCAGCCAGATAAACCAGATAGTAACTGGTTATTACGATGGTTCCCAGGCAAGCGCTGACGCGGTTTCCTCTCATCTTATCGACTACTCTCAGGTTATTGATGATTGGGCCGCTCTGGCCGCTCAAAAGATGTTTTTGCAAGTTGAGCGTGAAGAGTGGCAGCAGTGGCGATCTGTATCGCAACAGATTTCCGAAGGTTTGCGTGATGTGGTGGGAAACACCCCTATAGGTCATGTGACACAGGATATTGTCTATCGGCAAATCCAGTTGATGAAGTCACTCCCGCTGGAAGCTGCTGACCGGGTAAAAGATATTCAGGATCGCGCCATTCAGGCAATGATTAATGGTGAGCGGCCAGACGAACTGTACGAGATGATCATGCAGTCCGGCGACGTTGCTGCAAGCCGTGCGCGTCTTATAGCACGTACCGAGATAGGACGGGCAACAGGTGCTCTCACACAGGCTCGCGCTCTTGCTGTTGGTTCTGAGGGGTATTGGTGGCGTATTGAAGGTGCGGGGACAAGGAAGTCTCACCGAAAAATGAAAGATAAGTTTGTTCTCTGGGCTAATCCACCCACTCTTGACGGCATGACGGGGCATGCAGGGTGCTTGCCTAACTGTAAATGTCATCCAGAGGTGCAGGTACCCGCTCCGAGAAAATGAGGAAAATACGGCTTACGGTATCGAATTTAATTCAACACTCATTAGCTCGATTTGTTATCAAAATGTTATAGGTGAAATATCCCCACTTTTCGGTAATTGATACCAACTTTTGGCCCTCTCAACGTGCTAATTGAGTGAGAGGTATTCCACCGGTGCGCTTAAGGGTCTTTATGTTAAAAAGTCACTAAATCAGCACAATTATCTTTTTCTGGATGGTCGCTTAGGCGGCTTTTTTTATGCCCGTAATTTAGCAGGTAACACATGAGATATTTCTACACTGCCAAACTGGGTGATACACGGTTTCTTCAGGCTGACGGCTCACTGTTATGCAAAGACGTAGCCATTGCGCGAACAGGCACACAAAGGTACCGACCGGAAGAGGTTGATCTTATTCCGGGGCCGGATGGTTCGGTTTTGGTGTATCGCACTGAAGATGAAGTGTTTGCGCCGGAGACGATAGCCAGCTTTGAAGGTGTCGCAGTAACACTGGGGCATCCAGAGGACGACGAGGGCAATATCGTTTTCGTTAACCCATCCAACTTCTCTGAACTGGCCCACGGACACATTCAGAACGTACGCAGAGGTACTGGTGATAAATCAGACCTGCTGCTAGCTGACGTGCTGATCAAGCGTCAGGAGGCCATTGATGCCGTTAATTCAGGGCTGACCGATGTCAGTTGTGGCTATGACGCGCTGTATGAACAAATCGCCCCTGGCAAGGGCAATCAATACCAAATCACAGGAAACCACCTAGCTGCTGGCATTCCACGCGGTCGGGCTGGTGTCCGTTGTGCTATCGGGGATTCAGCCCCAAACATCAAAAAGGAGAAGCCTGCAATGTCATGGCTTAAGAATCTGGCGAAAGCCATTAAAACCAAAGATGAAGCTGCGTTACAACAGCTTATCGACGAAGCGCCGGATATGCCTTCTGATGGCATGAATTCAATCCCCGGTCACACCATTAACATTAACGTACCGTCACAGGCTACAGCGCTACCCGCAACAGAACGCACCACTACGGACAACGCACTCGAACCAGAGAACAAAACGACTGATGAAGACGTTCCCGCATGGGCGCAGGCTTTAATTGCACGTATTGCTGCGCTGGAAGGGAAAACCACGGATTCAGAACCCGATCCTGACGTGTTAACGACTGATGAAGATAAGGAAGAGGACGCGAAAGTCACGGCTGATGCTGCCTATCGCCGAAATATCATCTCTGATGCTGAAATTATTTGTCCCGGATTCAAACCAACCGGTGATAAAGGATTGAAACGTCAGGTACTGAACAACGCGATCCGCACGGGTGATAGCGCCTACTTGAAATCGTTTGGCATTCAGGATTACGCCAAGGTACCGAAAGCCACTGTAGATGCAGTTTTCAATGGTGCGGCAGCTTTGAATAAAGCTAAAAACCAAATCACTCCACAGTCACTTCACACGGTAGACGGTGCGGTTAATACAAAACACGCCTCTCCGGCAGAGTTGAATAAAATCTACGCTGCTCACTGGGCCAAAAACAAATAAGGTAATTACCATGTCTGGAAATGCTTATACATACCGGATGCCTATGGGCATTGCCGGGGCAGTCACTCGTCCTCGTGAATCAACCATCGAACCAGTAACACTGAATAACCAAAAGATGTTTAACGACTATGGGCTGCCGGGTAAATACGTGGGAGACAAATTCGTCCCACTTGAAAGCGGCGACACCATTGATCTGGTGAAAGGTATTTTTGTTCGTCCTTTCCCAATCACCTCTCAGTCCGACCTTGCTTATCTCAAAGTTAACGCTAACCCGGTCGGGGACAACCTGAAACGTGGTTACATTTGCGTGAAGGTGACTGCTGGCAATGCCACTACTGCTAAAAAGGGCGCACCAATTTACGTTCGCGTCGCGGGTGGCACTACGCAAAGCCCTGTGGGTTCTTTTGTTCTTGTTCAGGATGCAACGGATACAAACACACCTCGGCTGGTAATGGCAGAGGCAATGGGCCCAGGCGATGCTGATGGTCGTCTTGAAATCGCCTTCAATATTTGAGGAATAATTAATGTTTACAATTGACCGAGCTACTATCGATTCATCCGGTGCGTTCCTGATTGGCGAACTGGAGCGCATGGATCAAACACTGAACATGCCACTGACCTCTGTGAAGTGGTCGCGTGACATGCCTTTACGCAGTGATATCTCTATCGCTGATGAAGTTTCATCTTTCACCAACACCGACTTTGCTAGCGTGGGTGGGCCAAATCCGACCGGTAAAAACTGGTTGGGGAAAAACTCAACCGCTATTCCGGGCATGAATCTTGATATCACCCCAACACGTAACAACTTGACACCATGGGGGCAAGAGGTGAGCTGGACAGTTTTGGAACTCGCCTCAGCGCAACAGGTTGGGCGTCCAGTCGATACGCAGAAGTATGAAGGGATGCGCCTTAAATGGAACATGGACACTGATGAGCAGGTTTATATCGGTGATACAGAACTCGGCGTTCCGGGGTTGTTAAACCTTCCATCCATCGCTGCTATTTCTGCTGCTGCGCCTTGGACTGCAACGACCGATCCAGATGTGATTGTTCAGGATATTAACCTGGTACTTACTGACGGATGGGTGCGGTCTGGTTATGCGGTCTGTCCGAGCAAGTTAGGTCTGGCCCCGGCTTTATTCGGGCTGCTGGCAAGCAAAAAGGTTTCTTCCGCAGGGAATATCTCTGTTCTTGAATACGTGAAAATCAACACCATCGCGTTCCAAGAAAATGGGGTTCCGCTGGAGATCGTCTCCATGAAATTTGCCAATGGTCGTGGCGCTGGTGGCGCTAACCGTATCGTTGCGTACACACAAGACGAAAAATATATTCGTTTCCCAATGGTTCCACTGCTGAGCACCCCACTTGAGTATCGTGGTATGCAACAGCTTACTGTGTACTACGGCAAGCTGGGGCAAGTTGAAACCCCATATTCGAACACCATCGCTTACCTGGATGTCCCAGCAGCTTGATTTGTGGCGGGGAAAACGCCTTTCATGGAGTATTGAAATGAAATATATCGTATCGGGTCATTCGGTTCTTAACCTTGCTGATGGTTCTAATTACACATTAACCCCCGGCATCCACGATGGCTTTTCTGACGAGGTGAAAAAACACTGGGCATTTAGCGCCTATGCAAAACCGCTCGATGAATCCGACCTGGCTAAAGAGGTAGAAAACCTCGATCTGGTTGCGCGAGTCAAATTGCTTGACGACGAAATCACCAGCCTGAAAGCACAGGTGTTAAGCCTAACCGTTAGCGAACCCACATCAGGTGACGGCGATGAGGCGACAGCAGAAGCCGTGAAGGAATCCGCAAATGCCAAGAAACAGTCTACTGCCAACAAGTGATCAGTTCCGCGCCAGTTTCCCCGAATTTACTGACGAAACCCGCTACCCCAACACCTCAATAAACTTTTACCTCAGCATGGCTGATGACCTTCTGGATCAAGATAGGTTTGGGGATAAGTTTATCTATCTGGCTGAGTTAATGACGGCGCATTACGTTGAATTACGAGGTAAGCGCACAGCATCAGCAGCACTGGGGGGCGTAAATACCTCCGGTGGTGGTGTGGCGACATCCAAGTCGGTTGATAAGGTCAGCGTCAGCTATGACGTCTCAGGCATCATTAATCCTGACGCCGGTTTTTGGAATAACACCGATTATGGCCGCGAGTTTTTCTGGTGGTGGTCGATGTTTGGTGCGGGTGGAAGGCAAATTCTATGAAAAGCGGGTTGAAGGTCAGAAAGGACAATGCCGAGTCTGTTTTGTCCTCTCTACGCGCCCTTTCAAAAATGGATGTGCTGGTGGGAATTCCAGAGGCCAATGCGACGCGAAAGGAAGGGGAAACCCTGAACAACGCAGAAATTGGCTATCTGCAATCCACAGGGGCCACGATACAGATTGGCGGTCAGACCGTCACACTAGAGCCTCGCCCGTTCTTGGATATGGGCATTGAAGATTCACAGGAGATCACTACCGGACACCTGAAAGCCGCCGCAGAGTTGGCACTTGAGGGTAAGCAGGATGCGGCCAAACGTGAATTGGAAAAGGCGGGGATGGTTGCCCGTGATGCGGCGAAAAAGGTGATCGGAGACGGTGACAGGCTGCATCCACTATCAGAGAAAACACTCGAAAATAGACGGGCGCAGGGTATCCCTGGTGAAAAGCCGCTTTACGCTCACGGGTTCCTTTTACGTTCAATCACCTATGTCGTAAGGAGTAAGTAATGCCATTTCTTGATGTGACAGAGGTGCTTCTTGATCCTGATTTCGTGGACACCACGCTGGTATGTCACCGGCAACTGCAAACGGTTGATGATGATGGGTTCACGACAAATACACCACAGGACACCCCTTTTAGCGGTGTTGTGACGGTTGACCGGTCACTGGAAGCCAAGCGCATGCAGGCGGGGCAGAACATTAACGGGGCCATTCTCATTGTGACTCAGTTCCGGCTTACCCAAGGGCAGCCAGGGCTTGATGCTGACGTGGTTACATACCGAGGCAGAAAATACCGAGTGACCTTTGTCGATCCCTATACCGCGTATGGTGCTGGGTTTGTCCAAGCCCACTGCGAGTTGATGGACTTTGACGGAGGAACGCCGATTGAGTAACGACAGCACAACGGCGGGCTACCTGACACCAACAGGGCCACCGCCTCTCTACGATGAGGAACTGGAGCGGGAAATCAGTAGGTGGATCAGGGCGGTCTCTGGATTACCGGCCAAGATGGTTTTTCCCCGTATGACTGATCCACAAACACAGATACCCCAAAACGGAACCACCTGGTGTGGCTTTAGCATATCGGACTTTAATCAGGACGCTTACCCCGCCCTTATTGCGGGGGAGGAAAGCAGCCAGCAATGGGATCATGAAAGCCTAAATATTTTATGTTGTTTTTATGGTCCAGCCGGGCAGCAAACAGCTACACGCTTTCGTGCCGGGATATTCATCTCACAAAACAATGATGAACTAAAGCGCCTCGGCCTCACGCTCTGGCAATGCGGGAAAATGTATAACGTCCCCGAACTCATTAATAACCAGTGGGTACGGCGGTACGACATCACCGTAATCCTGCGCCGCAAAGTAATACGCGAGTACGGCATTAAATCGCTGACCTCCGCCCCCGTTAAATTCTTCGGAGAATAACCATGTCGCAGGGATTACCTGTTTCTAACATCGTCAATGTGACGGTGAATATGGCTGTGCGTGCTGCCATGGCGCGGAACTTTGGTTCCCTGCTGGTGGTTGGCCCGTCGCCTGTTATCGATGCTCACGAACGTCTGCGCAGCTATTCAAGCGCGACAGATATAGCATCTGACTTTGGTCTGGATGCGCCTGAGTATAAAGCCGCTAATTTGTATTATCAGCAATCCCCACAACCGATTGATTCCTATGTCGGCCGCTGGGTGAAAGAGGATGCAGCCGGACTGTTGCGGGGGGCGATTTTGAACCCAACTCAGCAGATTATGGCTAACTTTACCACCGTGGTAGATGGTTCGATGAAAATCACGGTAGATGGCACGGTCAAGACAGTAACCGGTGTTGACTGGTCAGCGGAAACCAATCTGAACGGTGTTGCCGCGCGCGTGGCTGACAAACTCACCACTGCAACCGTTACCTGGAATGGTTCTCGCTTCATCATCACATCCAAAACCACGGGTGCAGCATCGGCGGTTGGTTATGGTTCTGCCAATACCACCGGCACCGATATTTCTGTACTGATGGGATTGATTGAGAGCGCCGGTGCGCTGCCGGTTCAAGGTCTGACGAGTGAAACTATTCAGGCATGCATTTATAAATTAGCTGACATGTCTACCCGCTGGTATGGGCTGGTTATTGCCGACCCATCATTAAGCGATGCAGACGTGATCAGTATTGCTTCGTTTATCCAGAGTGATGACGTTTCGCGGGTTTACGGACATACCACGCAAGTAACGAAAGTTCTGGATGCGGATATTGATACGGATATCGCCAGCAAACTGAAAGCGGCTAAATATGCCCGTACCCTGGTGCAGTATTCCAGTGCCAGCCCGTATGCCGCCGCCTCTATTTTTGGTCGTGCGTTTACCGTGAACTTTAACGGCAATAACACCACCATCACGCTGAAGTTTAAACAACAGCCTGGCATTACTGCCGAATCACTTACCCAGTCTCAAGCCAATGCGCTGAAAGCGAAGAATTGCAATGTGTTCGTCAATTACGACAACGACACGGCGACTATTCAGGAAGGCGTGATGTGCAATGGCGATTTCTTTGATGAGCGCCACGGCCTCGACTGGTTGCAGAACTACGTACAGAACAACCTCTACAATCTGCTGTTTACCAGCCCCACCAAAATTCCACAGACAGACGCAGGTGTAACTCGCTTGCTGACTAATGTAGAGAAATCACTGGATCAGTCGGTCACTAACGGGCTGGTGGCTTCGGGTGTATGGGGTGGCGATAGTTTTGGTGCACTGGAAACCGGGGACACGCTGACCAAGGGCTTTTACGTGTACGCACCGCCAGTGGCATCACAGGCACAGGCTGACCGTGAAGGGCGTAAAGCGCCGGTGATGCAGTCCGCAATCAAGATGGCCGGTGCTGTTCACTACGCCGATGTCATTATCAATGTTAACCGCTAAGGAGCTGATGAATGTCTACTTATAGCTTTATGGACGTTACCGCCTCCATTACTGGTGTAGGCGGTTCATTCGATCTGGGTTATGGCGCAGCCGTCGCCGAAGAGGGTATCACGACCTCGATGATCGAGAATAAAAACACCATGACCATTGGTGCAGACGGTGAGGGTATGCACAGTCTGCACGCGGGGAAAGGTGGCACAGTGACGGTAAACCTGCTGAAAACCAGTCCGACCAATCGCAAATTATCGGCCATGTATAACGCGCAGTCTCAATCGAGTGCGACGTGGGGTAATAACATCATTCTTATCCGCAATACCGCCAGCGGTGACACGTTCGCGGCGCGGGGCTGTGCATTCCAAAAGCAGCCGGATTTCAATAACGCCAAAGACGGCGCACTGGTGCCGTGGGTATTTGACTGCATCAAGGTTGACCAACTGCTGGGTACTTTTTAATAAGGAGTAATTAATGGAATTCACGATTAAAGGTATCGAGTATCGCTCTAAGAAACTCGACGTATTCGCGCAGTTGAAAGTATCCCGTAAATTGCTGCCTTTGCTGGCTGGCATCCTCAAAGACCTGCGAAGCGGTACCGTGACGATTGAAACGGCGTTACCCAGTATCGCCCAGTCACTTTCGGATATCAGCGAAGAAGACTGCAACGCCATTATTCACCCCTGCTTGGCGATGGTGTCACGAAAGCACGGCAGCGCTTATAACCCGATTTTCACCAATAGCGAACTGATGTTTGATGACATTGATCTGATGGCAATGCTGCAAATTGTTGGTCGGGTGGTAGGAGACTCCATGGGAAATTTTTTGCGCGAACTCCAAGAGAGCGAAGTGGTGGAGCCGCCAGCGGCTTAATGCTGGATACGTTACCGGGTGGTGAGGATTTTATCTTGCGCCCGGTAAAGCATCAGCTCACGACCATGGGGGAAATCAAAAGCGGGAATATCGACTTACTCGATATCGCATTGTTGAATGATTACCTCGATCTAGAGGCTGAGAACCAGGCGAAAATAGACAAGTGGAGATCCGATAAATGAGCAACGCTGAAACCATTAAGGATTTCCTAGTCAGTCTTGGCTTTGAACTGGATGAGGCGGGGGAGAAGAAATTCTCCGCTGTGGTCGCTGGCGTCACGGCCAATGTGCTGAAGATGGGCGCAGTGGTCGAAGGGGCGGCGCTGGCCGTTGTTGGCTTTACGACCAAAATTGCCAATGGGTTGGATAAGGTTTACTTCGCTTCTCAGCGTACTGGTGCATCGGTGGCGGGCATCAAGGCGCTGGGTTACGCCGCCTCGCAACTGGGTGTAGATGCTGCCTCTGCGCAAGGTTCACTGGAAAGCCTCGCCAGATTTATTCGCAACAGTCCGGGTGCTGAGGGTTTCCTTAATCGGCTTGGCATTCAGACTCGCAGCGCGAACGGCAGTATGCGCGACACATCAGCCATCTTTACCGGACTCAGTGCAAAACTGAGCAGCATGCCGTATTACCGTGCTAACCAATACGCGCAGATGCTGGGTATTGATGAAAATACGCTAATGGCAATGCGTAAGGGGCTGGGGCAGTTCAGTTCTGAGTATGCGCTAACCGCTAAAAAGATCGGCTTTAATGCTGAAGTTGCTGCCAAACAATCTAACCGCTTCATGACGTCCATGCGTGATCTCTCGATGACGCTCGGTCAGGCGCGAGACAAAATAGGTTCAAATCTGGCTGATGGGCTAGCGGGGGACATTGATTCTCTGCGCAAGCAACTTCTGGATAACTGGCCGAAGATTGAAGCAGTGTTGATGAAAGTTATTAAGGGCGTTCTATGGGCGGGGGATGCAGTTACGCGCGTATTATGGCGTACCGGTCAGGCGGTCGGTGATGTCATCAACTGGTTTAAAAAGCTAGACCCGATAACGCAACAACTCATTATGTTGTTTGGCGGTTTGCTGCTGGCATGGCGTTTACTCAACACTGCATTCCTGACATCGCCAGTGGGCATTGTGCTCTCGCTGGGTACGGCGATTTTTGCCCTGTATGACGACTATAAAACTTGGAAAGAGGGCGGTAATAGCCTGATTGATTGGGGGCAGTGGGAACAAGAAATAAACGCTGCGCTAAAAGGAATGGATGATCTAACTAAATCCATTAAAGGCGTTGGCGTTGAGATTGCAAGGCTACTCAACATTAATCTGAAAAACTGGACGCTAAAAGGTGACATCGAGAACCTGACGAAGCAATTCGGCGAGTTTGGCAAGATGTTATCGATGATCGGTGACCTGATTAATGCATTGAAAGAGGGTAACTGGAGTGAAGTAGGCAGGATAGGAAAGTTGCTATTAAGCCAGGGCGGCGACCAACCGGATGCAATGCCAGTCGTAACCGATAGCGCGAATAGCGCTGCCGATTGGGTTAAAGATAAAACTGGCTTTGATCCGAGAAGTGTTGGCCGCTGGTTGCGCGGTGAAAGTAATGGGACGGAACCGGACCAGTATGCACAGTCAGTAAAAAGGCCAACAGCGTCAGCGTCAGGCGCAGCTCTTTTAGGTTGGCTGCAACCCACCCTCACTAAGTTAGAAGCATTAAATAACCTACCAGCGGGTTTATTGCGGAGTGTGGCGATAACGGAGTCTGGCGGTAATCAGTTCGCTATCTCTGGCGCGGGTGCTAAAGGGCTGTTCCAGTTCATGGACCCGACAGCAAAAGATATGGGGCTTAAGGGTAATGATGTTTTCGACCCAGAGAAATCAGCCGCAGCCGCCGCGAAATATCTCAGCATGCTCCTTAATATGAATGGAGGGGATTTGGATAAGGCGCTGGCCTCCTATAACTGGGGGATCGGCAATGTCCAGAAACACGGCTTAGACCTGATGCCCCGAGAAACCCGCAATTACATTCCGAAGGTGCGTAGCAATATGCCGGGTGGTGGATTGCAGCAGGAAACGAACATTTACATCACGGGTGTATCTGATCCGGTATCCGCAGGTAATGAAGTCGCCGGCAGGCAGACCAACGTCAACGCAAGGCTCACTCAGCAATTAAGTACACCAACCCGATAGGAGGGTGAATGGATATTCTTTCTGCTCTCTTTCGGCAGCAAACGCGAAAGATTGGGTTGCTGGTACCCAGTGTGATTATCTCTGAAAAGCATCAAGACGCACTGGAGATAACAGAACACCCCGTTGAGGTTGGGGCCGCAGTTAACGATCACGCTTATAAGCGTGCCCCTGAGGTGACAATGGAGGTGGGTTTTGCCGGTGGCGGTTCATTGCTGGATTTCGTGGACACCTCAACGATAGGCTTGAGCTTGGGTAAAAGCCCGGAGGAGGTCTATCAAGAACTGCGTGATTTACAGGAAAGTAGACAGCCATTCGATGTTATTACCGGTAAACGGAAATACAGCAACATGCTGATCCGTGGCATTGAGGTCACAACCGATAAAACCAGTGAAAACGTGTTGATGTGCGTTCTTACCCTGCGTGAAGTCATTATGTCTCAAACTGAGTCGATCAAAGTGGCCGACAAAGAAAACATGCAGGAAGGGGTAAGCACTTCGGCTATGCAAAACACCGGCACCAAAGCACCGGCCCCAGCAAACAATTCACTGCTAAAATCTGGTCTTGATTGGGTAGCGGAGAACTTTAAATGAATGTTCAAGAAATCCCGTTAACGGCCAATAATCAGTTTTTCAATATCGCCCTTGGAGAAATCTCACTTAACTTGCGCCTGGTCTATCGTGATGTTGCGGGCTGGATAATGGACGTGAGAGATAGCGGCGGCGCTGACATGCTTTGCGGCGTTCCGCTGGTGGTCGGTGTTGACCTGATTGAGCAATATCCTGATCTGGGTATCAATGGTGTTTTTGCTGTGCTCAGTGATGATAGCCGGGAGGAATACCCGACAAAAATCAATCTTGGCACCGGTAGCCATTTATATTTTGTGCAGAATACCTAAATCAATCCACGCAATTTAACCCGCCACTGAGCGGGTTTTTTTATGAGGTTTTCATGAGTAAGAATTGGATACGCCACTTTGAATTGATGCTATTGGATAACGAAGGTAAGGGGATTAATTTCACTGATTTTAAAGTGACGTTTAATATTGAGTGGTACAACACTTCATTCCCTCGGGCGGCCATCTTCAAGATTTATAACCTGTCACAAAATACCGTGAACCGGATCACCGGTACCGAGTTTTCAAAGTTAAGATTGATCGCCGGTTATGATGGTCTAACGTCTCCAGACGGGAAAAATGAAGATGCTAACTATGGTGAAATCTTCTCGGGTGATATTCGGTACACGATAACGGGCAGAGATAACCCCACAGATACCTTTATTCTGATTCAGGCTATTGATGGTCATAACGCATTTATTAACGCCACAATAAACCAGACGGTGGCGGCGGGTTATACCGTGGCCGATATTAACAATCTGCTTATGCGTAACCTTGCCCCATTCGGCATCACTCAGGGCATCATGCCGGAAATGCCGCCAACGGTATTCCCTCGCGGTAAAACCATGTACGGCATGACACGGGATTATCTGGATAACGTCGCCAAGCAATGCAAAGCCACCTGGCAGTTTGTGAACGGCAAGGTTGATATGGTGCCGAACGATAAGTATGTGCATGAGGCTATTGTGCTGAATAGCAACACTGGCTTGATTGGCATGCCACAGCAAACCATTGGATCTGGTGTTAACGTTCGTTGCTTGATCAACCCTAACATTCGCTTAAATGGCCTCATTCAACTAAACCAAGAGTCAGTATATCGTGCGACGCTTTCCAGCCGCGATGTTCAGATGTCAGGCGGCAGGCTTGAAGATCAAAACGATAATGGCAACGTGACCGTTAATGGACTTGTTAACCCACCGGCCAGCATTGCGACCGATGGTGTGTATATCGTCAGGGGTATTAGCTATACTGGCGATACGCGCGGCAACCCGTTTTATATGGACATGATGTGTGAAGCGCGGGGGGCTAAGGATTTGGTAACTAATGCATCGAGAGAAAGGGGACTGTAATGAGATTTTTGTGGGTACTAATATTATTCATCGTGTTACCAGCGTCAGCAGCTATTCAGTGCGGCGGCTATCGTCTCACCGGTGATGGCATGACAGTAATTAATGGTGAAACTGTTACCTCACAAAAAATCACGTACCTTGGGGCTAAAGGTGATGATGCGCAGATAAAAATGGATATGGCTTTAATGCCTGCCCGCGATGGCAACATGTACGGTTTCCAGTTTATCAAACGTGATGGTAAAGCCTTTCTGAATGTCCAACTCCTACAAAACAGTATGGATGCACCTAAAATTATAGGTTCATTCCCCTGCAAGAAAGTAAGTTAGCTAAATAGCTTATCCCCACAGAACCCGCCAATGCGCGGGTTTTTTATTGGAGTTTTTCCATGACGGTATCAACAGACTCCCGTTCGGGAGAATTAGCCGAAACACTGCGAACATTACAATCATCAGTATCGTCTCAATTGCGCGTATCGATGCCGGGGATTGTTCAGTCCTTTGATGCTGACAGCGTGACTTGCGATATTCAGATCGGCATTAAGGGCGAGTCAGGCGGGGAATCAACAAACCTCTCGGTGCTGACTAGCGTTCCCGTGGTATTCCCGCGCGGTGGTGGTGTCACCATGACATTCCCCATTAAGGCTGGCGATGAGTGCTTATTGGTTTTTGGTGATCGGTGTATTGATTTCTGGCACCAGTCAGGCGACATACAGGAAACTGTTGATGAGCGTCAGCATGATTTATCGGATGCGTTCGCCATCATTGGCCCCCAGTCACAGGCAAAGAAAATTAGCAGCATAAGCACCAGCGCCGCGCAGTTCCGTAGTGACGATGGCTCAACCTACTTTGAAATAAATCCGACGACCAAGAAAATTAAAATCGTGGCACCTGGTGGCCTCGATGTGGTGACACCCAAAGCGGAATTCTCAGCCGAGGTTCTGGTTAATGGACTGTTTACATTCCTTGGCGGGCTGGTGGGGAGTGCGGCGGCGGGTGTTTCTGCGAAAATCACCGGTGCTATTGAGTTTATCGGCACTCTTACCTCTAACGGCAAGACGATTGACGATACTCACACCCACAAAGACGTGCAGCCAGGTACTGGCAACTCAGGCAAGGTAAATTGATATGCGCTATCGCAGAGAGGACGAGAACGGCGATTACACATTCGGTCAGGGTGATAACACATTCCTTATCAACTCACCGGAGGCGGTCGCTCAGGCGGTAAAAACCCGCTTTGAATTATGGAGCGGCCAGTGGTTTTTAGATTTAACTGAGGGTACACCTTATATCCAGTCGGTACTCGGTAAGCAACGGTCTGATGTTTATATCCTGGCTATCCGTGAGCGTATTCTTGATACGCAGGGCGTTAACGCAATTCTGGAATTTGAAGCCAGCTATACCGGCGAAAATCGTCGCGTCACTTTCACCGCAACAATAGACACTATTTACGGCACCACCACCGTTACCAGCGAGGCATAAATGTTAAACCTTGATACGTTAGGGCTGAATGCAATTGTCAGCGCTACGGGGATAACTGCGCCCGATTTTGAGACCATCCGCAGCACCCTGGTCAGTTATTTCCAAGAGATTTACGGCGGTGACAGCTATCTCGATGCGGACAGTAAAGACGGGCAGATGGTCACTCTGTATGCGCTGGGAATTCACGATGCTAACAATAGCGCGATCGCTGTTTATAACTCATTTTCTCCGGCAACCGCAGTCGGCAATGGGCTTTCCAGTAATGTAAAAATTAACGGTATTAAGCGGGACAAGGAGACCAATTCAACTGTTGATGTGCTGATCACCGGTAATGTCGGGTTAGAGATTACCAACGGCGCAGCGCGTGATGCGGATGGTGTTCGGTGGGATTTACCGGCCAGCGTGATTATTGGTCTGGATGGAGCCGCAACAGCTACGGCGATTTGCTCGGTACCGGGCGCGATTGTCGCACTGGCCAATACCGTAAAAGAGATAGCGACACCGACTCGGGGCTGGTTAAGCGTTAATAACCCAACCGGGGCCACACCGGGCAAACCGGTAGAAATGGATGCAGAGTTACGTGCCAGACAAACGGTATCGGTGGCGCTACCGTCGCGCACGGTGCTGGATGGTATCTTAGGGGCTATCGCTGGCATCAGTGGCGTTGAGCGGTATCGCGGCTATGAGAACGATACTAGCATTACCGATGGCAACGGAATACCGAGCCATTCGATCTCTATCGTAGTTGATGGCGGTGATGCGATAGAGATCGCCCAATCCATTGCATTGAAAAAAGGCCCAGGCTCGGGGACATATGGCACCACCACGATCCCGATTACGGATAAGTATGGGATTGTTCACCCGATTAATTTCTTCCGCAAGGGTACCGTACAGATTTATGTCAGATTAGAAATTAAGGCGCTACAGGGCTATACCTCATCAATCGGTACCGCTATTAAAAACTCAATAGCGGAATATATTAATGAAATAGAAATTGGCGAGCCGGTACGTATTAAACGGCTTGATCTACCTGCGCAATTAAATGGCAGCATTGAACGGCTGACTTACGATATTACTTTATTGGAAATCGGCATTTCTCCTGTGGCGCTATCTGAAAACAATATCGAGATAGCATTTAACAACGCAGCAGCTTGTGTTCCGGAGAATATAACCTTAGTGGTGACCTAATGAGTGAGACTAAATATCAACGTCTCATCACGCCATATCATAAAAAGAAGCCTAAGTTTTACGATCATATATCCCTAATCACCGCACCGTTCCTCGGTATCCAGCAGACGACAAATCAACTCACAAACGACTTTGACCTCGATAGCTCAATAGGCAATCAAGAGGATGCTGTCGGGCTATGGGTAGGTATTGGGCGAAACATCAGAACGCCAATCACCGATGTGTATTTCTCACTAGATACCGAGGGGCTGGGTTTTGATCTGGGAAGCTGGAAAGGACCGTATGACTCGTTAACAGGCTTTACTCGATTGGACGATGAGACCTACCGCACGATACTTCGGGCAAAGATACAGGCCAATCACTGGGACGGTACAGTCGAAACCCTCAGCGATATTTATCAAAGTATTTTCCCTGACGGGCGCACCAAGATATTCGCCGTCGATAACTTCGACATGACCATGACTATTTACATTGCCGGTGAGCAAATCTCATCAGTGATGCGAGCAGTCATTGCTCAGGGATATTTAGACGTTAAACCGGCAGGTGTCGGCGTTACAAATTACATCATTTCAACTGAGGCCGGTGCGTTATTCGGCTTCGATTTAGATAACGAATATTCCTCAGGATTTGATAGTGCTTCCTGGGGTTCACCATTAAGGGCAATAAATGTCTAATCAAATTCTTCCGTTTGGTATCGGCGCAGGTGCAAACGTCATTCCTTATGCTGATTATGAGGCGCTGCCAGCGCGTACCGGTGGTTTTGTCTCGGGTGTGGCAAGGTCTGAACAACTTAATACCGTATGGCGTCAGTCGTCGTTTGTGGCTTCCGTGTTGGCTCAGTTCATTGCAAGCCGTTCCGGGCAGGATGTTTTGGACGATGGCGATACGATAAAACTACTAACTAATCTTGAATTGGCGATAAAAACGTATGCCAATAACAATTTACCCGAAGCATCGACCACAATTGCAGGCATTGCAAAGTTATCCAGTGAAATTAACAGCAGCAGTGAGGTATTAGCCGCTACTCCGAAAGCAGTTAAAACGGTTAGCGATGCAAGTTTAAAGACAGCTAACAACCTGTCTGAGATTAAAGATGCGGGAACTTCAGCTCAGAATGCCGCAAGGGCGAATATTGCCGCAGCAGCTCTGATTGGGTTAGCCACTCAGGTATTTTCAGTCGCTAATGCGACGGCAAACAACCACGCGGTAAATCTAGCTCAGCTTAACTTGACAATTACAGCGCTGGGGCTTGGTACAGCATCAAAAGCTAATATTGGTACTGGTACCGGACAGGTGCCGAGCATGGCATCATTCACCTCTGGCCCTGGTTGGGTGCGTTTCCCTGATGGGACAATCATCCAGCGCGGGAGTTCTATTGCTGGGTCAGTATCGTATCCGGCTGGAATATATTTCTCCATACCGTTTACAAATGCAGACTTCAAAGTCACAACGGCTTTTGATTCGGCATCGTATTCGGCAACAGACTGCCCAGCCTTCGCAACAAGTCCGATAGGGCTTGCAGGTTTTTACTTAATGAGTTCACGCGTCGGTGCCGTGACAGGCGCTGGTGCCCACTGGATAGCGGTCGGGAGATAATGCAATGAATAAATACTTATACGATGCGGTGACTAACTCTTTTTATCCCCTTGCAATGCAGGAAGACTATGAGGCCGCAGGGATGTGGCCGAAAATCGGCGTCGAAGTAGATGAGGATTTGTTTGCTTCATTTCTGAACCCAGCGCCGGGAAAAATACGTGTACCGGGGAAGGACGGCTATCCGGCATGGGGAGATATTCCACCCCCATCTGACGACCAGTTGCTAGCAATAGCTGAAGCGGAAAAACAAAGCCGCATTGCCGACGCTAATGATTATATGAATAGTAAGCAGTGGCCCGGTAAAGCGGCGATGGGGCGACTAAAGGACTCAGAAAAAGCGCAGTATAATTTGTGGTTAGATTATCTGGATTTACTTGACGCGGTAGACACATCGACCGTTCCTGATATTGAGTGGCCGATTGCGCCGGAGTGATACAAAACCGGGCTTAATGGCCCGGTCTATTCATGCATATAGCGAGTGATTTTCGCGTCAACCGGTTTTACATTCTGGTGCTGTTCTGTCAACCTGTGCCTTATCAGAAGTAGAGCATTCATCAAATGAAACGTAAGTATTCGTATCAAATAATGACACCGCTTCAACCTGATCCATGGGTATTACGTGTCGGAAGTGTTGTAGATTTAATCCTGCCGAATCCGCGGTAATACCTTTACTCAAATAAAGCTCGTAATAGCGATGCTGCTCATGATAGCGAAGGGTATCTTTATCACGATAACCACTGATGTACGGAATTATCGCCAAGTGTTGCGTATGGCTATGCTCAATGCGTGGAGCTGCCACGTATCCTATATATACCTTGCGTGATTTAAGCGTCACGAAAATCAGCATGTCTTCATCGATCGCCTGCACTAGCAATGACTCCACCCCATCCATTGCAGCCATTTCTCTATAGGCTGCCTGGCGAACATCCTCATTACTTAATGCTTTTTTAGCGGCATCCCCAGCTACATAAGCAAAAAAGCAAGCCATTCCCATTGATAAAACAAAGAGTAATGGATATGACAGAACTTTATTTTCAGTAAGCCACGAGTAGATATCTTTTGTATCATACTCAGCCCAGAACAGGTGCGGAATTGAAATAATAAGGCTTATTATCACCAAGGCAAGATAGAAGAGGAGTGTAAAACCAAAACCCTGAATGACGAACTTACAACCGTGCATTGCTACATAAAAATACGAAGTCCAGCCGTTAGTTCGTGCGTGACGTATGCGGGATTGGTAGTGATTCTCCGTGTACCAAAACCCGCACACCAGCACAACCATTATGATTAGTGGGCCCAATTGTTTTGTCCTTAACGTTTTTCGGCAAGTTCCTTCATTCGAGCTTGCATTGAGTCACGAACCTTTTGATTGTTCATATTCAGAACAGCGTTGCCATTCGCATCTGTAGTAATCTTACTATCATTCGATTGCTTGATGTCTTGCCTGATGACACTTTCCATGAATTTGCCTGAAGCTGTGACGACTTTTTCAATTAATTTAGGCATATAACCCCCTTGTGATATCTGCCAGAATTACAAGCAAGAACGCTAATAATTATTATGCTTTAACAATAGATATTTACCACATCTCTAGAGTTAAGTTTAGACGGTATCTACCTTGTTATTCTGATAATAGCAAGATAAACCGAAACTAATTCATTTGAGACAACCCAAATACACAATATGTAGTGTTAATCACTTAAGCCTGCAACCAATCATCAGCACTTTCCCATGTATCCTGTAAAATCTCTTCGACCGTCTTTTTGTCCTCGTTTCCCCCACCTAATACGGTTAACCCATCTGCACCTGCAAACCTGACTTTCACGTCAAGATCGCTAAATTTACGACTAAGGCGACTTGTTAGCTCTTCCGTAAGTGCGTTGGTATAGCCGGATGGAAAACTCTTGGCGTTCAGCTTATCTATAGTCACTTCAACACGCAGCATAAATCCCCCTCAATTAAATATCGATAACCAGCCACTGATCTGCTTCATCAAACATTTCCTCAACCAGTCGATTGAGAATAGCCTTATCACCTTTGCTGGCGTCGGTATTGATGCCGTTCGCTTGCATTGGCTTAACCTTGACCTCAGCTTTAGGGAAGACACGGTGCACACGCTTGGTTAGTTCAGCCAGGATCAGTTCATTGGCACCTGGTATCTCTTTCACGTTTCGCTTATCGTAAACCAGTTCAACTTTCAT